GCAACTGTCATTACAGCAATATCAACAGACCCAGAAGGATTTCCTTTAACATGGAGTTATGCAGTCACAACTGGTACTCTTGGAACAACAGCAACTGTATCTCAAACAAATAATGTATTTACTATTACACCAAGTACTACAGAGGCGGATGCTGGAGAATTTTCTATCACATTTTCGGCAACTGATGGTGTAAACACAATAAGTGCAGTATCATCTTTTGTACTTTCGTTTTCAGAAGATAATTATTTTATCGACCCTAGAGATTATGGTATGTCTACTGGAACTTTTTCTGGTGTTGGTGCAAATTCTAATGATGAAAACCTCTATGTTTTGGGATATAGTGGAGACCAAAGAGTTTATAAATGGGAATTGGGAACACCAAAAGAACTAGCATCAATACCTAGTACCTATACTCAGAGGGCAGGTATATCCAACGCCACACCTTCTGGATTTTATATGAACCGAGCTGGGGATCGATATTATTACTGTAGTTATGGTACTGTTTATCAAGTTAGTTTATCGACTCCAAACGATTTAACTACTGGTTATCTTTATCAAAACGGTTCCACATATAGTGGACAGGCATTTAATAATAGTGGACTTATTTTCGGCGCCACTTGGAGTCATACAGGAGATAGACTTTATATTAGTGAAACAAATACCAATCAAATACATGAACATCCTGTAAATCTTGTCGGTGGATCGCCTTTTGATTTGTATTATGTCCAGAACCGTACCAATTCATTTAATCCTAATAATATTACTTATGCTTATGGGATGGGATGGAGTTCTAATGGAATGAAATTTTGGTGTGGGGAAAATAGATATATCCGCGAATATTCCGCAGTTTCTGCATATTCATTATCGGGCATGAATGCAACCCCAAGCGCAACATTTGACACACAAAATTTAAATAATAATGTTAATAATTATACAGCAAACAATATTAATAATCCAGAGATCAGAGGTATACACGCATCGGATGACGGAAATACATTGTATTTAAACCTCAGAGGCGTTGGCGTTTTCAAACTTACTATGGTAACTCAAAATACAATCGCAGATGGTTTTGTATTTTAATTAATAAAGAGGATTAAGTTATGGCATCAGTATTCAATGCATTTATTGCATATCAGTTTTTAAAAACCCTCACTAACAAGTGGGATCAGATGGAAGCATATAAACTGGGCATTATTGATAAAAATGGTAAACAGTTAAAAAAGACTGCAGAATTAGAAACTGCAAAAGAAAAACAAGCTTATACAATTTTTCATAGATTGGTATTCAATCTAAAGAGAGTTTTAGAAAAATTTCCATTTGGAAAGTCTCGAATTGCATCATATAGTGCAGCCTTTGCATTATTGAAAGAGAGTAGAGATGATTTTTCTGACGATGAGTATGAGTTGATGGAATCTATGTTGATGGATTATATTAATTTGCAGGAAAGTACTTTAAGTGACTCTTACTTTGAATCTGTAGAATTGGTAGAAGGTGTTGCAGTTCCTAAAAAAACTTATCAACACGCAGTCAATGCACTTAAAAGTGTTGTAGATAGAAAAATGAAAGAGGCAGGAAAACGTGGACTGAAACATTCGGTGGGTTACTATTCTGCAATGGTTGCAAAAACCTACTCAGGTGTAAATAGTAGAGAACTTGAAAGAATGTTTAAATCTGCACATCCACAACTTGCAAAGGAATGTGTAGAAGAAGAAATGTCAGAAGAAATTGTCAACGCAGTTGGCACAGGTGCAAATGTTGCCGGTTTAACAGGTGTACCATCTAAGTTTGCAGGGATGAAAGTATTTCCTATTAAAACTCAGACATATGTTGGATTGATGAAGGGTAAGAAAAAGTATGCCCGATGGAAAAAATATATGGAAACTCAGGAGGCAACTCCTATCAGAGAATACATAAAAAAGAGACCAAAAGAAAAAGTAGTCCTAATGGATCAATCTTCTGGTACAATGATGATTTTACATAGACACAACGAGATTTAAATATGTTTTCTACAATTAAAATTTTAGCAGTGGTACTCCCGCTCCTTGCATTGGGCGGTGGTTTGTGGTATACTGATAACTTGAAAGAAGAAATTAAGTTGTTAGAGGAAAATCAGGTAAAATTAAATAGTGCTGTAGATAGTAAAAATGCAGAAATAGAAAGACTCAATCAAAACGTTGAAGAAGTTTTATCTGTCAATGTGAGATTAAGTGAAGAAAGAGAAAAACTATCAAATTCGGTTGACGTATTGCGTGATAAGTTAAGCGAACATGATTTGGGATACCTTGCAGAGAACAAGCCAGGGTTGATTGAAAAAATTATAAATAAAGATATAGAGAAAACTTTGAAAAATGATGTAATTGAAATTATGAGAATTGAAAATGACTAAATATCTTCTAATAGTATTAGTATTTCTTGGATTGACTGCATGTAGTAGTATTCAAGAAAAGGTTGTGACTGAAGAGGTTTACGTGGAAAAAATTCCACTCAACTTACAGATGCCTAAATCGTTTGAATGGAAAGACTTTGAAGTAATTGTAGTAACTGAAGAAAATTTTGATGATGTAATACAAGAATTGAAAGTTGATGGTAAGAGTTTGGCACTATTTGCATTTGATACCGATTCTTATGAGGCACTGACTCTCAATGTGACAGAAATGAAACGTTACATGAGTGAGCAAAAAGTTATAATATTAGAATATAAAAATTACTACGAAAATAAAGATAAGTAGATATGGACAAAACAGATATTGTAACAGATAATAAAGAAAAGGCTCACGCATTGGAAACACGTATTCAAACCGTTGCGATGGTTCTTATAGTTGGATTTTTATCTTGGGTTGGCACTGGTTTAGTTGACGTAAAGGTAGGATTGGCTCAAGTACTATCAGAAAGTGTATCACTAAGAGATACATTAAATAGACAATCCATTCGTATCAATGATCTAGAAAGAGAGATTGGTGATATGAGCAAGGAAATGGGCAATTTTGTCACTAGAGAAGAATTGCGCGAATCTTTAAGAGATTTACCACCAAACTAATTTAATAATCTATTGACATTGTATACCTTTTAGGTTATAGTAGTACTTAAATCATGAGGTATAAATGCAACACATAGATAAAATCTATATATCCCGACTCGGCGCAAAGTTAGAAAGATTTACTGAAAAAAGATCAAATCTATTTAACTGTAAATGTCCTTTGTGTGGAGACTCAAAGAAAAAGTCATACAAAGCGAGGGGATTCATATACATTCGTAAAAGTAATTTTAACTACATGTGTCATAACTGTGGTGCAAGTATGTCTTTGTCTGCTTTCATGAAACAGATTGATCCTGAGTTGCATAAAGAATATGTTCTAGAAAAGTGGAAATCTGGACAAACCGGCAGTAGAAAGAATATTGCTACTCCAGAGTTTAAATTTGATGCACCAACTTTCACCAAATCAAAAGTTTGTGATTTTAGTCTAGGTACTAAAGTTGTAGACTTACCAGATAACCATCCAGCAAAAATTTATTGTATAGAAAGAAAGATACCCAAACTCGACTTACTGTATTATACTAAAGAATTTAAATCTATGGTATCAGAGTTAACTAATGGATATGATAATCTAATTGAAGAAGAAAGACTTGTAATACCATTCTTTGACACAGAATGTAATGTTTTCGCATTACAGGGTAGAGCCCTTAAACAAAGTGGTATGAGATATATCACCATTAAAATAGATGAAGAAAAAACAAAGATTTACGGTCTAGAAAGATTAGACCCAACAAAAACTGTATATGTGGTAGAAGGCCCTTTGGACTCACTGTTCTTAGAAAACTCTATTGCAATGGCAGGGGCAGATGTTGATTTGCAATACTTTTCAGAGTGGAAAGATGTTGTGTTCATTCTTGATAATGAACCAAGAAACAAACAAATTGTGGATAAGTATGTAAAATTAATTGATGCTGGATTTAAGGTCATGGTATGGCCAGAAAAAATAAAAGAAAAAGATTTGAATGACATTATACTGTCTGGAATCGACACTTCTGAACTGAAACAGATTATAAGTAAAAATACCACTTATGGTCTACAAGCAAAATTGAGAGTCAACAGTTGGAAAAGATGTTGATATCACTCAAATAAACAAATACAACAATATAACAAAAGGGTAAACGGATGTTGAAAGTAGTTAATACTAGCAAGGAAACTGATGTTCGCTCTGTGATGGCACAGGCGAAATTTTACGAATCATATTCCCGATGGAATGATGATAAAGATAGATACGAAACTTGGGAAGAATCTGTTGCGAGAGTAATGGATATGCATAGAGGATATTATAAAGAAATCATGAATCCAGAATTAGGATTATTGATTGATGAAGCTGAAAATCTTTATAAATTGAAATATGCATTGGGTGCCCAACGAGCTTTACAATTTGGTGGAGATCAATTACTGAAACATCAGATGAGAATGTATAATTGTACATCTTCGTATGCAGATAGACCTGCATTCTTTAATGAACTTTTTTATGTTCTTTTGTGTGGTGCTGGTGCTGGATTTTCAGTACAAAAACATCATGTAGATAGATTGCCGAATATTGCAGAAAGAAAAAAACAGGCAAAAGGTTGGAACGTAGAAGATTCAATCGAAGGATGGGCAGATTCACTTGGTGTTCTCATGTCATCATATTTCGTGGGTGGTGGTACGCATCCAGATTTTGAAGGTCGTAAAGTATATTTCGATCTGTCTCAAGTAAGACCAAAAGGTGCAGAAATTAGTGGAGGGTTTAAGGCGCCTGGACCAGAACCACTACGCAAATCCTTGGACAAAATTGAACATATGTTGCAAGGACTAGTACTCTCTGGCGTTACTAGGCTAAGTCCTATTCATGTGTATGACATTTGTATGCACGCTGCTGATGCTGTCCTTGCTGGGGGTGTTAGACGTAGTGCTACGATATGTTTATTCTCACCAGACGATGAGGAAATGTTGACTGCAAAAACAGGTAATTGGTTTATAGACAATCCGCAACGTGGTAGATCAAATAACTCTGCTGTAATTGTACGAGATGAAATTACAAAAGAAGAATTTTCTAACGCAATGAAATCTATTAAGGAGTTTGGAGAGCCAGGATTTTACTTTGTGGAATCTAAAGAACATACTACAAACCCATGTGTTGAGATTGGTATGTATCCACAGATTGACGGCGAGTCTGGTTGGCAGGGATGTAATCTAACAGAAATTAATGGTGCAAAATGCACAACTAAAGAAGAGTTCTTTAAGGCATGTCGTGCCGGTGCTATTATGGGTACATTACAGGCAGGATATACAAACTTTAAATATTTGTCTGAATCTTCAACGAAAATTTTTCAGAGAGAAGCCTTATTGGGTGTTTCTGTAACTGGTTGGATGAACAATCCAGATATCTTATTAGATTCAGAAATTCAAATCGAAGGTGCGAATATTGTAAAACAAGTAAATAAGGAAGTTGCAGAGTTACTTAATATTAATGCTGCAGCTCGTACAACTTGTGTAAAACCATCTGGTAATGCTTCCGTACTCTTAGAAACTGCTTCTGGTATTCATGCCGAACATTCTCCAAGATACCTTAGACACGTACAGATGAATAAAGAGGCAGAAGTTGCAAACTTGATTGCCGAAACTAACCCATACATGGTAGAAGAGTCTGTATGGTCAACCAATCGTACCGATTATTGTATTGCATTTCCTGTAATTTCACCAAAAGGTTCTTTATATAAAGAAGATTTATTTGGTGTGGATTTACTTGAAAAAGTACAACTGGTACAACAAAATTGGGTAGAGGCCGGCACAAATGAACATTTGTGTGCAGACTCAACATTGAGACATAATGTATCAAATACTGTAACAGTACCAGAACATATGTGGGGTCAAGTTGAAGGTTATCTCTTTGCAAATAAAAACTACTTTGCAGGGGTATCATTCTTGTCTGGATCTGGTGATAAAGATTTCAATCAAGCTCCAATGACTGAAGTGTTAACCGAAGAACAGATTGTCGCAAAACATGGACGTGCTTCTATGTTTGCTGCAGGGTTGATTGTTGACACCAGAAAGGGATTTACCGACCTGTGGGAAGCAACATCTATCGCACAAATGCCACCAGAATTCCAAGGTGAGTTATCAGACTTACGTGCAGAATGGATTCGTAGATTTAATAAATTTGCAGATAATTATTTTGGTGGTGATATGAAAGACGCAGAATATTGTTTGAAAGATGTTTTCCTATTACATAAGTGGACAAAAATTCAACAAAATATTCAACCTATTGATTTTGTAAATCAATTAACAGATAAAACCTTTACAGATATTGACACGATGGGTGCGGTAGCTTGTCAGGGTGGAGCGTGTGAAATTACCTTTTAAGTAGGTTTTCAGACACCATTTTAAAATTAGTGTTCTCCTAAATAATTTCTGGTATTTGGGAGAACACAACTATGCCTAAGAATAAACAGCTGCAAGATTGTAACTATTGTGGTGTTGAATTTATTGTTAAATACGTAGACGAAGATGAAACCGTAAAATTCTGCCCCGCCTGTGGGGAGTCTCTGGATGACTATATATTAGACAGTGACTCTTATATGGATGAGGATGAAGAATGGTACGGCGAATCGGAGGAATAGACTATAGTTTAACATCACCAGCGGTGTGTACATATGTTGGTGAAGAACAAGACTTTAGTTTTGAAAAATGCAAGATATACTTTTTATCTAACAAGAAAAAACTTTCAAACTATAATTATAAAAATATAGATGGACAACAAAATCTATCGGATTTTGAGAGCGCAGAAGAACGATATGATTTCATTTCTGATTGGGCAATGGACATTCTTATTACGGACGAAATTGACACTATTGCATTA